CCCGAGACAACAAGGTACGCTGGGCACACACCGTGACCACTGACGACGAAGGCGTCACCAAGTGCAACTGTTCGGTAGCTAAGTTTCGCGCTCATGAGAAGAGCGAAGAACTATGTCCGCACCAGGAGATTGTAAAGAATCCCACTGTCGAAACACCGAGCGGCAGCATCGACTGGACGAGATCCTACGGCGAAGAATCTAGCAAGGTAGGCTACCCGCCGCTGATGCCGATCATCTACAACACTGGAGACGGTTGGAAGGTTGTGCCTACGTCTGCACGTTGGATGCATGCCTATGAACTTGCCCAGCAACTTCGTGAAGGCAACGATCACGGCATGAAGCAAAACTCCGAGAACGGACTGATCAACTCTCAGTTAATTCTCGACGAACTCCGCATGTCCGACAAGCGGAATATCGAACTCGACAACAGTGAGATCTGTGATCTGTCCGAGAGTGACGAGAAGTTGTATGGTCCGGTGATCAGTTCGATGATCGAGGACGACTACGACTCTTCGCTAACCGATGGCGACTTCCTGCACGACAAGAAGACCAAGAGCAAGGCGAAGACTACGGGCAGCAAACCCTGGAACCTGAAACGACCGGATCCGTCACAGTTCTTCGTTGAACAGGATGTCTGGGAGCAGGGACTGCGAGCGTTGGTCAAGGGCAAGAACATCTGCCTGACCGGCCCGAGTGGTTGCGGCAAGACCGAAGTCCTGCACCTGATGTCGTCAGCACTGGGTCTTGACCTGGAGTCGATCAACATGGGAGCGACCAGCGAACCCCGTGACACGTTCATCGGTACTGTGGAGTACGATCCGAAGCAAGGCACGCATCTTTGCCGTAGCCGGTTCGCTCGATTCCTCGAACAGAAGAAGGGCGTGTTGCTGCTCGACGAGATCACCCGAGGATCCCGCGATGCAAACAACATCCTCCTTCCCCTGCTTGATCGTCAAGCGTACATCGCCCTTGACGAAGAGGCGGGCGGTGCGAAGATCGAACGAGG